GTCAAGAGATCAAAGTCTCTATATAAACAAGAGGAAAAGCTGACAGATAGAATAAATGCCATTCCAGCAATTCTATCAGCAAAGTCAATGAAATCACCAAAAGTACAAAATCGTGAGACGGTACCAACAATCAAGCCAAGGAGAGGAATTAATAAAGTAGTTGGAAAAGGTATAGTACAAAGACAGAGTATTGTTCCAACTAGCAATTCTCTTGCATCACCAAAGGTTGGAAAGATTAATAGCTTGAAAGAACCAGATAGTATCATTACTGCAAAGGAAGCTAATGATACCATTTGCAACATGTCCAACATTTCTCTTTCTGGCAAGTACATGGATGACATTAGTAAGGCAACTTTGTACTTTAAAACTGTATACAAAAACAAGCTAAAGGATCTTCCTGACACCAATAATGGAAAGAACTTTAGCGAATATCTAGACATTTATGAGAATAATCAGGCTTATTATAAGGATGAACTGAGGTCAGGCAAGTTACCACAAATTGTATTGCCTGGCATTAGGAAACTAGAGAGTTGGTTTGTCAAGATTCCAGAACCAAAGCCTGTTTGTGACAAAAAGTATGAAAAGGAGGACATTGCTGAATGGAAAGAGCGAGAGAAGCGAAGGCTATCAGGAATATCAGGTTATTGTGATCCAGATATAGAGGTATTACTATAACTAAAGATAATTGTATGTAATGTACATATAATGCAGGTAATTAAATTATTCTATGTAAATGTATACTGTTCAACCAGTAATATTGTGTGGAGGTAGTGGAACCAGACTATGGCCATTATCTACTAATGATGTTCCTAAGCAATTTGTCAAGGTAGGAGATAAGACACTGTTAGAACATACTATAGATAGAGTTACCTACCTATCCAAGGGATCAGAGTACAGATGGCTAGACATTTTATTTGTATCTCATCAAAAGTATCCATTAAAGTATGATAATGTATTGTATGAAAATTATGCCAATGATACAGCTGTTGCCATATATAGAACAGTTGAATATCTGAAGAATGATGCTTCTAACACTATATTACTATTCCTTCCTTCTGATCACTACATTTCCAAGCCAGACAGATTCAAGGCAGATGTGTTAGAAGGAATTAATAAGGTAACAGATAGTAACATAGTAATTTATGGAATAGAACCAACTGGATTAGAAAGCAAGTATGGCTACATCTTGAACAATAATGATAATTCTGTTTCATTCAAAGAAAAACCATCACTGGATGTAGCAAAAGGTTTGATTAATGAAGGAGCATTATGGAACAGTGGCATGCTTGCAGTTAATCTCTCTCATCTCAAACATTTGTTAGATGCTACTGATCTTCAAGATTGGTTGATTAATGAAAGAGAAGGTAAGGCTCCTTCTTTTGATGTTGCAGTATTACAAGAACAAAAAGGACCATATCAACTATCTGTAATAAAGTGTCAAGATTGGGAATGGAGCGATGTTGGTACTTGGGATAGTTTCCTATCTGTACCAGTAATTAAGGATGAAATTCTATCTCAAGAGAAGTGCAAGATTTGCGATTGTGAGAATGTCAATGTTCTAACTAGAACAGATTCGAATGTGGTTGTAATAGGTTGCTCTAACATTAATGTGATAGTAACAGAAGACAAGGTATTGGTAATGGATAATAGTGTTGATCATAGTGGAATACTAAAGTCCATTGATTTTAGCAGTCAAAGTTGATTGATCAAGAGAAATAATATATGTAAGTAACACAATGTCAGAAGAGAATCTCAAGAAGAAAAAGAAGAGGACTATTGCGGTAATAGAAGAAGAGTTGCCCAAGGCAGATTCTGGTTCTGAGCCTCTTTCTGAGCCCACTAATAGTGCTGACAAGGAAATACCTATCCCTGTATTGCACGAACAAGATTTTAAACCTCCACCATTCATCAAGACTGGAAGTAGAGGTGGAAGAAAGATTTATATCAAGACGAATAGAGATATGCCTAGTGATAACTCTGGTCATTTCAATGAAATAGAAGAGAATATTAACAAGCTACATGCAGAAGCAAAGAAAAAGTCGGCAAGCACAAATCAACAAGCTAGTATATACAAAATCATTTACACATTGTCTACCATCTTTATCTCACTGGCAGGAATTGCTCTAGGTGTGTTAAATCTCATGATTAATAATGAAATGACTGCTATTAGTTATGTAGTATCTGCTCTTGGCTTTGCCATTACAGCTATTCAGACTTGTGTTACCGTCTTTTCTATTGAGAAACGAGGAGTATTACTTCGAGACATATCTCACAAGCTAAAATCATTGTTTAGAGAAGCAAATTCATTGCGATATAGTAATCTATCTGCTGAAGAGCTAGAACTTGAACTAAAGAGTTTGTACAATAAGATGGATGACTATGACATTGCTGCATACGATAATAATATTACATCATTAGATAACAAGGTGACACAAGAAGTGTAATCTGTGTGAAGTGGTATACATCATTGATGTATAAATCCAATGTAGATTAAAGTATTAATCCAATGTAGATTAAAATATTAATCCAATGTAGATTAAAGTATTAATCCAATGTAGATTAAAGTATTAATCCAATGTAGATTAAAGTATTAATCCAATGTAGATTAAAGTATTAATCCAATGTAGATTAAAGTATTAATCCAATGTAGTTAAAATGTCTGAAGCTGCTCTCGCTCTATGCGTCAAAAATAAGGGCGAGCAGTTATTTAATGTATGGAACCTTATAGATTGTCCCAATACTTTTAGTTCTATTCTCAATACTGTCAATACTGATATGGTTGGATACAATCCACAAAGACTTCCAGTTTTGCAAGATGCAGTAGTTGAACTGTTTAATAGTTATAATACTACCAATAGCATTACCAACAATAAGAATAGTGCTGCCTATAATCCATTTCAAGAGAAGCTGTTAGATTTGTGTATAGATCCTACCTTACCTGGCATTTGTTCAAAGTATCTAGAAGGTTATTGTGGCAGTTTCACGAGAGAACAAGTAATTGCTAATCCAACCTTGATCAACTTTTGTGGATGTTATACTCCTCCAGATGAGAATTATATGAAATATACTCTTGCTAATGGTGCTTGTTTAGTTGGAGATCCTGATTGCAAGTCAGGATGTACTGCTGGTAGTCCTGATTGTTTTCCTCAACCTGCTTGCGATCCATTATGTCACAGAGCAATGACATCACAAAAGGCTAATCCTGCAAATGGTAATTTCATTAATTGTCCTCAGAATATATGTGTCATTGATAATGTAGTAATCAACACTGTGAATACGCAGACTCCTGGAGGCGTTAACTTCTTCAACATGTGTGGTGGATGTAATGAAACATCAGGTTGCTTATGTATCATCTCAGGAGTAAGTGTATCACAAACAGGAGGCAACATTGGTATAGGCAGTAATATTAATCAAGTATGTTCTGGCTCTTCTATCTGTATGGAGCTAGATGAGAATGGAAAGGTAGTTTCAGAAGGAGCATGTGGAACTAACATTGCCAACGATATGGAACCACCATCAATATATTATGGTCCTAATCTGTTCATTCTTGGCATGATGATACTCTTTGTTCTAATTGCATTGTTTCTGTCATTGATATCACGATATAATAACTATGTAATATTTTAATCTTGCTAGATAAACAAGTAGTATATGGATTGCAATGTTGTATATCTTATGAGACATTCAGAAAGAAACAAGGAATATCTATTCGATTCTCCTCTATCAAAGGAAGGTATTGAGAATTCAAAGACAGTAATAGTGAGAAAGTTGGAAGATTATAGTTTTGACAGAATATACTGCTCTCCATACCTTCGAACGATACAAACTATAGCTCCATATTGCAGAAAGTATAAGGTAAAGATAAAGTTGGATTGGGCATTGGTAGAGAATCTTCCAGAAGAAGAAGTATCCTTTTCTGAATTTGATGACATTATTGATAACAAGTACAAGCCTGTTATTAGCTTTGGTGAAAAGTGCAATGCATTATGTAGTGGCATGGTAAAGTCATCAAACAAGCATATGGAGATACAATTACTGTTGGAAGCATTACGAGTTAGAGCAAGCAAGTTCCTATCATCATTGAAGAGTGGCAAAGTACTTGTAGTAACGCATTTACCTGTGATGAATGCATTCCTTCGAGCAAAAGGACATTCAACGAGTCTGTATGAATATCATTCACCTGGATCAATGTTACTATTGAAGGAATATGAATTTAGTGAATCATCGGATATAACGCCGAGCGATAGTCCAGCAATATCACAAGAGATTTCACTGTGAGTTGGATTATGAGAAATATGCATGCCTTACGGTAAGGCATGTATATTATTGAGAGCAATGTTCTGATCATGATTTCTCGGGCTCTTGATCCTTAGAAATGTTATACTCCTTACGGTACATTTCTTAGAGTTGGTAGACTGACAGAATGGTCCTATTTGGATCGTTAGAAAGATTGTATATAAATTATATACATTATCAGGAATAATGTTCTAATGTCGATTTATCGGGTTCTCCAGCTCTAAGAAATGTAAGACTCTTGACATTCCTTACGGTAAGGATTGGTAGAACGACAGAATGGTTCTATTTGGATCGTTAGAAAGATTGTATATAAATTATATACATTATTGAGATTGATGTTCTAATGTCGATTTATCGGGTTCTCCAGCTCTAAGAAATGTAGGACTCTGTATGTTTTATAGAGCTAGAGAATCGATGAATTGGCCTTATTTTATTGTTAGAAAGAATACATGTAAGTTATATACATTATCAGGAATAATGTTCTGAAGAAGATTTCTTGGATTCTCTGGCCCTTAGGAACATACAGAGTCTAACAGTTCTATAAGCTGATAGAACAACAGATTGGCCTTATTTTATTATTTGGAAGACTACATATAAATTACATGTATTATTGTTATCATCATTCTGATACTGATTTCATTGGATTTCCAATCCTAAGAAATATCAAGATTCCTACATTTCTTAGAGCTGATGAGTCGTTCTATTTGGACCGTTAGAAAGATTGTATATAGTTTATATACATTATTGTTATCAACATTCTGATCATGATTTATTGGGTTCTCCAACTTATAGAAATATCAAGAGCACTACATTTCTAAGGGTTGACAGAACGACAGACTGGTCTTTTTGTTAGCAACAATATACATACCGTAAGGTGGATACATTATCGAGATCGATATTCTAATGTTGGATCATTGGATTCTCTAGCTCTTAGAAATGTTAAAACTTGTATGTTTCTAAGAGCTAGAGAATCATAGAACTGTCCTATTTGGATCGTTATGGAAATACACATGCCTTACAGTATGTATATTCTTTCTATCGCTGCTCTGATCATGATTTTGCTGGATTCCAATCCTTAGAAATGTAAGTCTCTTGATGTTTCTAGGAGTTGGTAGATCGATAGGTTGGTCTTATTTTTATTGTTGGTAAGAATACATCTAATTTATATGTATTATTGAGATCGTTACTCTGATCATGATTTCATCGATCTACTAACTCTAAGAAATATAGAATTCATAACATTTCTTAGAGTTAGTAGATCGATAGACTAGTCTTATTTTTATTGTTGGTAAGAATACATCTAATTTATATGTATTATCGAGACTAATGTTCTGATGTTGATCTCGTTGGATTCTTGACCTTTAGAAATGTTATAGACTTTACATTTCTTAGGATTGACAGAACGACAGAAAGTAGCCTTAGAAACGACAAGCATGAAAC